CACTGATAAACGGTATAAATTGAGCTATGCCTTTGAGGGTGTCGCGACGCCTGGACTTTGGCGATGGAACCATCGGTCTAGTGAGGTAGTCGATGACTGGTCCTTGGGATTGTCCAAGCACAACACTGCCAAAAGGTTGGCGGCTAACAGGTTCAGCTATTCCGATATAAGGATTCAATGCGTTGATGCCGTCGGTTTCCATGTAGTGATTGTAGCTTACGAATTGTTGGCTAGTAAAGTTGAAGGGTAGGAATCATTTTATAAATTTTTTTTGCAAAAATTTTTTTAGGATTCATTTTTTCATGTGATTCAGTGTGTCAAACCTAGTTATAACTACAACTGCAAACGCGCTTGCCAATATTGGGTGGTAGGGGTCCCTAATATGTCTTTTTCCCTGTAAAAAAACGGTTCTAAGGGACTCCTGTTACTATTGTGCTCACAATTTGCACTTATTTGCATAAAACAATACATGTTTGCAACAGGCTGAAAGCCTTGTTACATAAGGGTTTCAAAGGATCTTGCTTTTTTTCTAAGATTTTAGCGTAAAAAAAGGGCGACGGCGATTACGCAGTTATAAAGCTACTTATCTTTGTGGGAATAGTCATCAGTATTAGCACCAAGCAGTTGTCCTAATCTCTCCTTGATTTGCTCCCGGCTCATCTTCTCTAGGTTGGCGTTAATATTGATATTCTGAGATCTATTGATAGACAAACCAGCAAGTTGATTTAGCTCTTTGATCGCTGACACAGCAGCGTTGTATTGTCCTTTCTCGTATGCGCTCTCCATCACCTTCCACAACATCGTGCCTGTCTTTTGTGGCGTGATCGCATACTTCTCCGCTAGCTCATCTTGTTTAATCCGGATAGCTTTCACCACATTCGGATAGTCCTTCCCATTCAACAGCTTGTTCGCGCTCGCGCTTGGAAATTCATAACCAGCTTTTCTGGCAGCCTCGGTCATACCGCACGCACCTTCGGTGTAGTGCCATACAAAGCTGGCCTGCATTTCAGTCAAGCTATACTCGTTGTCCTTATCAAATTGAATCGGTGCTGGTGATTTCTTACTGGTCTTCTTTTTTGGTCTTGGCATGTTTGTCCTTCTTCTTAAATATTCTCTCCCACTCTCGATTATAAACCGTCTGTTTGGTTGGCCGTCTTTTAGAACCCTTACTCATCAGTGTACAGTGTAGAGTGTATAGCACTTCTATTATATATATTATGTAACGCGTAAGAATGTATTCTTATACTTAACCTTATTATAGTATATATATACACTATACCCTTATATATAGGAAACACAGTCATAGCAAGGGATTGCGACAGGGTACAGCTACTTTTACTATACCCTGTGCTATACCCTTTTTCCCCTTGAAATCTCATCGAAAGAAGCGATCCGTGATAATCGCGGCAATCCCCGTGACCACAATCGAGGCCACGAGCACTGAAAAAAAGGTAACAGCTGCCACCTCAATTACCTCTTTTAGCACCTCAATCATCAAAATTTACTTGAGTAATCTGAATAATTATCGTCATCTCCAGCTACGCTGTAATCCAGATCAAAGATCTTCTTGCCGTTTGACCGGCGCGGCTCGATGCCTCTATCGTGTAACACCCGACTTGCTTCTTTGAAGTCAGGCATCCTCGGCGCCTTAATACCAAGATCGCGTAACAGTTTTGTCATTTGCACCGGCTTCGTATCCTCACTATCAAAGTCCACATGTTCCAAGATCAGATCCTCGACACTCGACTGCGTGCGATACTGCTCGTTGCTGTTTTGCAAGAGCTCACGCTCATCTGGCGTTAAAAACCAATTCTTCTGTCCAGGCACATACATCGTTTCTTTGACTTGCGCCCATAACTGTTGCATGTTGACACCGTGATTAACATTAATATCGCGCACTGCCAATACCCAGAATCTTCGATTACCAGAGGTATCTGTTAGAAACTCGCGCGCATTTACTGACGCATAAAACGCCGTCCTCCGCTGATAGGTCGTAAACGCCCGATCATACGGCAACCTCAGCTCATCCGTCTTCGCCGTTACAAACGCTTTGAGCTGGTCAATGTCCGACTTCTTAAAAGTCGACTCGATCTCGCCTAACTCAACAATCCAATGGCTAACCGCCCGCTTCACGCTGTCTTTATCCGATGGATTCAGCGTTGCACCCTCTAACAGCCAGCCTTTATTGTAATCACACAGGCGCTTAAACCATAAGGTTTTCCCGAGTCCTTGTGCACCTTGCAACACCAAGATACCCTCGAGCTCAACGCCATTCGTTTCACAGGCGGCAGCTACGCAAGATATGAGCCATTTTTTCAGCAACATATCGCGTAACTGCGCCGACTCCTCCGTTGTCAACGAGTCCAAAAAGTCTGGCAGTCTATCGACTCCATCCCACGGCTCGCTCTCTATCCATTCTTTGACTGGGTTGTATTCGCGTGCTAACACCTTTAAATAGTCGCGCACTTTAGTATGTGGTATGCCCATATTAATACACCGATTTTCAATCTCTATCAGGCTAGCCTCCTCATGCATGTCAGCAATAAAAGTCATGTTCGGTATATCTATCTCCATCTTCTTCTTAATGACGTTGTAGCGCACATCAACGCCGTGCGTTGCTAATACCCCACCGATATTGTCTTTGGTGTTCAAGAAGCGTCCGCTTGCAGATCTGACAAAGTCAAACTCCACCGGCACATCGACACTCTGCATGACCACTTCGCCTTCGACGACAGCAACTTCGTTCTTGTGGTCATTATAGTCGCCCTTGCTCTCAGGCATTTGGATCTCGGCATAACCACCAACTTTCTTAATATAAGCTGCCGCTTTCTTTGCTTCCTTCTCACCCGTTTTACTATCGTCGTTATCGGCAACAAAGATGTGTTTGTGGTGTGGGAAGTATTTATACATCACCTCAGCCACTGGCGATAGATTAAATGCATCAAAGGCCACTACTACCGGCTGTGATCTATCTGCATAAATCGACGCTGCAGTTGCATAGCCTTCGGCATAATTAAGCGTATCTGAACTATTGAAGATCTCTCTGCCGAGCAGAAAAAAGCTACCGCTTTTTTTAGAACCAGTGAGAAAACGCTTAGCGCCATCGGCAGCGATAAACTGCAACCCAACGATAGTGCCTTGACCATCCTTCATCGGGATCACTAAATTATTGTGCGTGTCCTTTTTCAAGCCATACGATAGCACTTGTTTGTTTTCCAAGTATTCATGTTTGACACAATCCTCAGCACGATCCCAAATGGACTGCGCTCGCTGTGCGGCCTGCGTATATTTTTCTGCTGTCTTGACTTCCGCCTGGCGTCGTAGCTCCTCGATCTCCGCCTTCTGCTCTTTAGTCATGCGATACCTTTTACTATTTTCTGGTTTCCAAGTAGCTGTGGGTTGATCCGTGCTGACTCGATAATCGCCTAGTCTACCGTAGGGGGATGACTGATCGAGCCAAGCCTGATACCAACCCACGAGCTTACGCTGATTGCCGATATTGATGTAGGCCCGACCTATTGAGCCATCGGTAATCAGTCCCTTATTGGGATCGGGTTCATAGCCATGTTCGGCTAGAAAATCTCTAAACTGTGAGGTGTAATCCTTCGTAAAAGGTTTGTTAAAATTTTTGTTAGGTCCTTTAATTTTTAATGACATCAATCCATCGCTATTTTTTTATGTTTACTTCTTTTATAAAAGTGTATAGAATATTACCCAAGTTTATTATAATTTGCAAACACATTATGGAGGAATATACATGAGCTTAACAATTAGTGGCGAAGGTGGTGGCGAAGCTCTACCAAAATTAGAACAAGGCATTTACTTAGGAACCTGTTATCGGATTGTCGATCTAGGTACCACGGACCAAGAGTATCAAGGCACAAAAAGTAAGAAAACCAGAGTGCATATAACTTTTGAAGTAGCAGAAGCATTAGATCCTGCTGAGAACAAAACCTTGATGGACGACGGCAGACCATTTGCAGTCTCAAAAACCTATACAGCATCGTTATTTGAAATGGCGGCGTTGCGCAAAGATCTACAAAGCTGGCGTGGCAAAAGTTTTACCGAAGA